TTCCCGACTCGCCGTTGGCCGGCCGAGTATTGTCCGAATGGAAGTGCAGCAAGAGCGAGATTGACTGTAGATCGGTGAAACCGGGCATGAACAGCTTAGTCAGAGCCGAGATCCCCTGGTGGGTGATCTCGAGCTCGTCCGTCTTTTCCGCGTCCTTCGTAATGTCCAACAACTGAGCTGTCAGCGATCCGGAGTCGTCTCCGGTAAACGCGACGGAAATTCCGGCAGAGAGGATTGGTTCGTTTGCCATCAGTCGAGCTCCTATGTGAGGGTTGGAATTGTCGAAGCGTACCAGCAGATCCAATCGAGAGAGCAGGAGAACCGGGCCGGGTCGGCGCCGTCTTCTGGCCATTCGATCGCATCTGTCGAGTTTTCGATCACGCCGCTTTGGACGGCCGTGGCATCGCCACCGGTGCCGATCGTCGTGTGTTGCAGGCCATGGAACACATTCCGCAGAGCCGATCGGATCGCATCCACCTGGGGGTCCGTTGTGCCCCAGATGTCGAGCTGAATGCGAGCCATGGCCAATCCGCCGGCGCCGCCTTGGTGATCCTCGTCCGTGTCGCTCACCCGCGTGTAGGCCACACATGGCAGAGCAGTTCCCGCCGGCCGCTTGCCGCGCACGATCGAGGCCGCCGGTACCAGACTGGTGACCGACGTCTTCGACGCGAGGTATTGGTGCAGTGCGGCTTTGAGCGACATGTCAGTTTTTGGCTGCCTCTTCGGCCAACCCCTTGGTCAGTTCGGCGGCAATCAGTGCGACGTTGCCCGAGGCCGTTTCGTCCATCGCAGGGCGAAGGAACGGATGTGCCTCGGCCGCGTGGGGCCCGGCGTGCCCCAACTCGACCAGGTGGGCAATATTCGCCGGATCGTGTGGCCGTCCGTTGACGACAGTTTTAAATCCCGTTCGCGGTCCGACGATCGCAACCAGGCCCGTCTTGTACGTCCGCGGCCGGAAGCCGAGCGACTTTTTGAGCTGCCCGGTCTTCTTCGGACATTTCGCCTTGGCCGCTTTCACGAGGACGCGAGCAGCTTTGGCGATCGCCCGCCGGCCGTGCTTCTTCTGGAGCTTCGCGGGCAGTGCCTTAAACTTCGCAATCAAGGCGACGTCGCCGATCAATTCCATCACTCCACCTCCACGCATTCCATCACGATCGCGACCGGTCGGGCCTCGGGAGACCGACGCGGCGGCCCCAGGATATTCAGATACCTCGTACCGAGTTTCAGTCGGCATTTGCTCGTTACATCTGCCCGGTACCGCATCGACACCAGGTGCGACGTCTGCGCCTGCACTCCGGCCGCTTGCTTCACCGTCATCGACTCCCGAGCCACCACGGCAGCCGGCACACCACGGGCGATCGTCGACCAGGCCTCGGTGGTCGAGCCATCCGTGTTCGTCACGGTCGGCTCTTGGATGTCGACCGTCGAGGTGAGTTGCGATGCAAACATGTGCGGCTACTGCCGTTCTTCCGGTGTCGGGGTTGGCGGAGTCTCCGCCTCCTCGGCAACGTCTTTGGCCTTTTCCCTCTTGCGGCTCTGCTTCTTGTCGGCAACAATCGTTGCCTTCCCGATCTGCGCCAGTCGATCGGCCATCGCCTTCGGAAGCGTGTACTCGCTTCCCGCCTTCAACATCGCGGCTCCTCGCGGACGCGCATCGGCAACCATGGCGACCTTGACTGTTTCCACTTTGTCGCTCATCCGTAAATTCCTCGATCGAGCATGGCCAGCAGCGAATCGATCGTTCTGGCCGGAACCTTTGAAATCCGTCGATCGCTGACCGGCTCTCGCACCGAGTACATCTCGGACACCATCAGCAAGATCACGTGTTTTGCCTCTTCAGGCACATTCTCTCGACCATCTCCGTATCCCGCGTCCAGGTTGACGACTGCGGCGTTGTAGGTATCCGGCCTGGTCGACGGCCAAGACGTCCCATAAGCAGGCTTGATCCGGCACGGGGAATTCTGGCTCTCCAGGTCGACTTGGTAGTTGCTCGCCGACAGCGTCTGCTGGTTACCATCAACGTCGGTGTAGACGATCGAATTGATCTTTTGCACCGGCCACTTTTCGAGGATCTCGATCTCCCCGGGGAACTCGTCCAGGCACGCTCCCCACGTGGCTGTGATCAGCTGGCGGCCTGTTTCCCATTCCAGGACCCTCCTCGCCTTGGTGACGAGGCCGCTGATGTAGGCGAGATCGCCAAGCCCCTGGGCTCGACAATGCGCCTCGGCTTCCTCAGGAGGCACCGGCTCCGTGGCCGGCCCCGTCACCAGTTTCCAACGCATGGACCTCTCCTGCGACGCTCAGGCAATCGTGGTTGCCGGCGTCAATCCGGTTTGGGGGAACCTCGGCGAATGGCGAATGTAGGTCACAACCGCCTCGTCCGCCGCGTTCTGCATCGTCAAGCGAGCCGCCACGTATCGCAGGCCCGGCGAGATCGAATTGTCGGAGCTGAGCTGGGCGAGTTCCTCCGCCGTGCACTCCAGCGTGGCTTGGTCGCCCACTGCATCGGCCGCGATCGTGCCCGAGTCCTTCACGACGGTCACGTTCGTGGAGCCGTCCGAGGAGTCCGATGCCACGATCTCCACCTTTGTGAGCCCGCTCCCGGTCAACGCGCTGGCCATCGCGGCAACGAAGAATCCGAAGTAGTCTCGCAGGTCCTTCCAGCCGCCGCCGGTGCAGACCGTTGCCGCGGTCGCGTCGGGGTCGTGGTCGAACATCTCGACCTTGTTGCGCGACCGGAACTTCTCGGTTGAAACCGAACTTGCCATTGTCGAAGTCTCCTCTCAGAAACGGATTCGTTGGTACCCTATCGCGGAGTTCAGCAAGTGGTGATGATCACTCGCCCTTAAGCGTGGCCAGGATCTCGTCGCGAGTCTTATCGCCGATCCCTGCCAGGTCGGCCAGGTTTGGATGCGTCAAGGCATCCTCGACCGTCACCACACCGCCAGCCTTCAGAAGAGCCGCGTGCTTGGGTTGCACGCCAGCCGCCAGTAGTTCGTCATTCGGCGGTTCACGACCTTCTGGCGGCTGCGCGGAGGAACCAGGTGGCCCCACCACGCCTCGCCGCTCCCAACGGACGAACTGCTCGGGACTCAGGGCGATTTCGTCGCCGGGCCCGACCTTCACGGGCAACTCACCCTCGTGCGAGCGTGGAGCCCGGAGAACCAGTGCTTTCACTTTCTCGTTCACGATTTGTCTCCTAACACAGAAGTGCGATTGGTTCCGACGCTACCGATCGGGGGATTACGCCCTCGGAGCAAGCGTCACAAACGGGCTCAGCGTGTTGGAGCTGTGCTTGGGCGTCAGTGCAGACTTCCACCAGGGCTGGCCGGCGTTGAGCAGCACAAACCGGAAAGTGCGCTCGTTGTACAGAAAGCGAACGTGGATCGATTCGTCCGACTTCAGCGGCCGCAACGTCGACTCCAGGTACTCGGACCAGGTGCCGAGAACGAGGTCCCCTTCGTCGCCGACTGTCTCGCAGTACTCGGTGTAGATGATCGGCCGCCCCAGAAGCATGTCGGGCCGATCTTCCTGCATCGACTGTTTGTAGAGCAGGATGATGCCGGCGTTGTTGGGGCTCTCGATGTGCACTTGAATCAACTGCGGGTAGCAGTCGTGGTTCGCTAACCACACAGCCTGCCCGTAGTTCCAGCAACGCGCACGCATGTTGATCACGTTCATGCCCACGATCGTGTCCGCATCCTGGCCCGATTCCTTGGCCACGGATATCTTCGCCGGGCAGTTCATCGCCCCGAGATACTCGCCGACGCCCGTCCCGTTGAGCCTTTCGTCGATCATGTGGCTCTGGAACTGCTGCTGGAATCCTGTTTCCAGGAGGGCTACAAACGAAATCGGCGAGAAGGTGAGCAGCTTTTCGGTGGCGTAGGCCAGGCCGAAGAGCTCGGTCGCTTCGAGTTTCACTTGCTCGACCTGCATGCGGCTCGAACTTCCCGTCTGTGTCTCCGCCCGCCTTGTGACGGTCAACCCGCCGGACACGCTCGACGAGTGATTCTTGTCCACCCGGGCCGGAATCTCCAAGGTGAGCGTGTCCATGGGAATCTGCGTCGTGCGGCTGCCGATGGGGTCCGCCTCCGCCTGCAGCATCAGCAGATCCGGGGAGAAGCCGGCCGGCAGAAGGAACCCACCGTACGAGTCGGAGTAGGCGCCCTGTTCGTCGCTGCCGGCAGCCGCCAGATATCGGAGCCGGTCGTCCTCGGTGCGCCCGCCACGCTGGCCGGCTTCCATGACGCATGTGAGAAACTCGCGCGGCGTCGCGAACCCCTTTTTGGGATCCTCAACGAAGTTGGCCCGCGGGTTGCTCACGTTGCCGCCCGGTTGCGGGGCGCCGGGGAAGTCCTCGTGCTCTCTGCTGGTCAACCCGGAGGCGGCGTGCTCCATCTCCTGGTGGAGCGTGTGCTCCAGTCGCTCGATCCGCTTGCCCACGCCATCCAGCTCCGCCTTGGCGGCATCGTAGGCTCCCTGCTCATCCTCGCTGAAGTCGCGGTCGTCTTTCTCGGCCGCCTGGATGAGCTTGTCGATCTGGCCCTTGAGTTCCTTCTGCTTGTCGCGCAGTCGCGTCAGATGTTTGTTCATTACTCCCGCTCCGGTAAGTGGTTGCGTTTCAAACTTGCGTCTGTTCCGCACCCGCTACCGCGTGGAGGTGAACAAAAAACGGCGGACGAAAATCACACCGCCCGGAGAACCGTTGAAGGCCCGGGCCGTTCGATCTTCGTCCGC